CTCAGCAACAGACAAGACCTCAACCTTAACACCTATCTTATCTTTTGCTTTCTTAATTATATTTTTTACTAAAGGTTTGATAAGTTTTAGTAGAAACTCCGCTATTGGTTTTCCAAACACTGCTGCCCCCGCTGCTGCTACGGCAATGGTAACTGTTGTTGATACTTCTTGTGCTGATGGTAGATATTCTTCTACCCACGTTGGTTCTTCTACTACCTCTACAGGTTCTTCTTTCTTCTCTTCTTTTACAATAGCAGTAGCAGGAGGTGCTGCTGGTGGTATGTCTAACGTTGGTGCTTCTGGAATTTCAGGAGTAGAACCATCAACTTCTGGCAAAGGTTCTGGTGGTCCAGTCATCACCATCCCTTCTGGTTCATACTCAATAGGATTAAATGAAGGCACAGTAGCATCACATATCACCCTGTTTCCATTAGGGTCATTGTCTACCCCAGGACCATTTGGATTATATTCCACACACCCTGGTACATTTACAATAGGAGTTCCTATAGTTACAGTAACTGGTGGTGATACATTTGTAATGACTGGTTCAGGGAGACCAGTAAAGACACTCCTAACTGGAGGAATACCAATCTCCCTAATAGGTTCCACTTTTACATCACGAATGACAGGCATCAGTCTTTAAAGATGTTAGCAACAGCAGTAAACAAGTGGAAGAAAATTACATACAAGAAAAACTTGTCTTGATTATCATCTCGTTTTTTAGCAGGTACTGATCTAGCCATGGTCTAGATATTAAACTTCAATACTATTTAACAAACTAACAATCGTTAAATACGCTACCAACTTGAGATCCTAACTCAGACCCTGCTTTCTGTCCTAATAGAAGTGCCCAACCAGATGCTAACCACCCGATGTATGGAATGTTAGCGACAGCAGGAACGACAAGACCAGCACTAATTGCTGTCCCTGCCATTGCACCTTGTGACCGAGCTCCAGCGTCCGCCACTAAACACTCTACTTCTTTGGCAGACTTTCCCTCGCTGTCAGCAGCACCCCCTCCCCCTAAGTTACGGGTGCCTTCTCTGGTGTATTGATCTCTACGATATTCTTGACGACCCTCGCTACCACCACCAAACCATCCTTTCTTATTTCTATATGAATCTAAGGACCTTTCTGATTCCAACACCTTGGGATCATCAGAACGGAACTCGATTTCATATCCATCCTTACCTGCCTTAATTCTATATGAAGAATAGGGTCCGTAAGGGATGTTAAATGCAGGTGGTTGGTGAACTTTTGGTTGTTGATGAATGAGATGTCCTAAGACACCGATGTGAGAAACACCAACAAGAATGCCAACGGTCCAAACAATGCCTTTTAATGGTTGTTTCATGGTATTACTGGACCAGTTTCCGTTGGAAACTTAGGTGGTTCAGGAATCTCTGGCATAGCAGCATCTACCATACCAGGAAGTGCTTCTGTAATTGCTTGTGTAATTGCTTTAGTTGCCTTTGCTCTGGCATCTTCAATAAGAGCATCCTTATTGACATAAAGATATGCCCCACCACCCAGAACTGATAGTGATACCAGTCCAGATAGTAGAGCAATAACGTTAACTAGTTTTTGCATCGTCATCATCCTCTTTCTTTTTCTTTTTGTCTTTAGAGGCTGCTACCCCAAAAGTAGCTAGAGTCCCAGTAAAGACACTAGCAATAAAAGTGGGATCAATTTTTCCCTGCTCAGGAATAAAAGGCAGAGTTACATAGTTTAAAGTCAAAATGCTGGCAGACCATGCCAAGATAACAATACGAACTAGAGCAGATAGTCCTTCGTCCCACCACTGATACCCGTCGTGGTCTTTCTTATCCATTATTGAGCGTATAAACTTAACCATAGTTATTTAGCGATGAACCCTTCTTCTTGTAACCATTTCTTAGTGAGTGGGGTAGGCTCATAATCTGTCCACATTGTGCCAGCAGCACACGATTTAAGTGCTTTCTGGGTCATGCCTTCAGTCTTACCTGCCCAGGTTGCTTCTGCTTCCCAGGGGACAGCAGACTTAGGATAGGACTTCTCCACCATCTCACGCCAGATAGGAGGAACACTTTCCTCTGGTTTGATGATGGCAATCATAGAGTTCTTGATGGTGCCTGCCATACAATCTTGTGCTGCATGCCATCCTTCATGTCTCATTACAGACATAAGAACATGTGGACGGTGCATGAATGCTTTGTTTAGATAGAAGTTGTTGGTTACCGTGTGATAGGAACCACGAGTCATGGCAGGAAAATAATGTGCTGGACCTAGAAATACTTTAACTCCGATCTTATTAAGGGATGTAAGGAGTTCGGTAAATTCCACAGCAATAGGATCAAAATTAGAATTAGGATAATAATTGATGAGGTCTCTAATAGAGTGTACTTCTTCCACATCTTCTACACACTCCCGTAAAATCATACATCCCATTGCTTCATTACTGTAGTAAAGAACTGTAGGATCTTTTGCTTCAGCAGGGAAAGCAAGAGACGTAGCTGCTAGAACACTAAGGATTTTTTTGATCATAAGTTAATACCAGATAGATTATATAGATGACACCAATCAAGAGTAAACCTAAACTAAAGATTATACTCCACGTCGGATCGTTTATGTCTTCATGTGGTCTCAGTAAGAGTTCCATTACTATAAAGGCTAATGAGATAGTCGGCATCAATAACAGCAAGAGGTTTCTTGCCGTTTTTCTTCATAATAAGGAGGGGTTCATAGTTTCCTGCATTAGCAACCGCTTGGTCATAAGCATCCCAAACGTTTAACTTCTCTACATTCTTACACTCAATAGAGTGTGGAAACTTTTCTCTTGCTGCTCTAGCCATGATTAGATCTTCTCCACCAGCACCCATAGACCTTGATTCAATGTCTTCTGGATGGACCTGTAACACCTCTATAAGGCGCTCACGGACCCACTGCTGTAGTCTTCGACCCTTTGCCTTAGCAGATTGAGTTTTCATAAAAAAAATACCCCACATGGGGGTATTTATGTGATCAGACTACTGGGTCATCCCACGGATCTGGTATTTTATTTTGATTGCTTGGAGCATAAAAGCTTGAGCGAGGCTCCTCGGTCCTGTCTTCAGTAATGACCACTGTTTGTCGGAGAGTTCCGGGTCTGCTAGTGCTCTCATCTTCCAGTCTTCCATCATAGTTGGAAACCACTGAACGAATCTTTCTTAATGTCTTGCTTAATACCGCCAACAACATAGTTCTCTACCTCCGTTTCCTGTGGTGCTACTTGTAATCCTTTAGAAGATAACCAATGCTCCGTCCAGGGGAGAGGATTGTTGCTCAATGGTACATTGAAAACTGGTTTGATACCAATTGCTTTCATACGACGATTAGCAATCCATTCAACATATGTAGAGAGGAGCTTATCATTCAAACCGATCATAGATCCATCCTTGAACAGGTATTCTGCCCAGAGTTTCTCTTCCTCTACACAAGATTTAAACATACCGATAACAGTATCTTTCTCTTGTTCTGCTATCTTTTTCATGTCAGGATCATCACCAGCTGCCCACTTGTTAATAATGTTCTGGGTGATGACGAGATGCTGAGACTCATCTCTAGCAATTAGTCCAATGATCTTGGCATTACCTTCCATGAGTTTATTCTCACCAAAAGCAAAAGAACAAGCAAAAGAAACATAGAAACGAATACCTTCTAGGATGTTGACATTAACAACAGCAAGGTATAATTTTCTCTTCAACTCATAAAGAGTATCTTTTGCCTGAGGAACACCCTCCATGACATATTTCCAAGAGTTGCTAGCATCATATTCATGTGCTGCTGCAATGAATTCATTATACGCTCTAGTAACACTCTCTGCTCTACTCAAGATAGCTTCATCACCAATGATAGCATCGAGAACTTCAGATGGATTAGCATACACGTTCTTAATAATGTAAGTATAAGAACGTGAATGAATCATTTCCATAAATTCCCATGCTTTCATGGCAGCTTCTAACTCAGGTAGAGAGCAGTAGGGGGAAAATGCCATGCCAGGACCACGACCTTGTACAGAATCCAAAAGAATCTGGTACTTAAGGTTACTGGTAAAAATATGTTTTTGCTGAGATGTTAGTGTTTGGTAGTCAGCACGATCTTTTTGAAGGGAGACCTCCTCAGGTCTCCAGAAATATCCTAGTTGTGTCTGTGTTAATTTATCAAAGACGGGATACTTAAAGTGATCATACCTTTGGATACCCAAAGGAGCACCAAAGAACATAGGTTGTTTAGTGTAGTCCACTACATCTGTATTAAATACTGTCATACCTTCTACAGATGTCATATCTTCTGTCCCTCTAAATTTTGCAACTGTCACAATCTTCCTCCAGTTCTAATAATTCGTTAACCATTTTCTCTACGTCTTCAGCAGACTGTTGCTGTTCTCCCTCTTCGAATTTCTTGGAGTCGTAAGTATTTTGATAATAAGAAGTCTTCCATCCATACTTGTAAGTATTGAGAAGATCTTGTGCCATCACTGATACTGGCACCTGATTGTCTTCATAGTTTTCTGGATTATAACTCCAGTTACCAGAGATTGCCTGGTCGAAGAACTTTTGCATAACAGCGACGATATTGATATAACCATCGTTGCTCTTCATATCCCACAATAGATGATAACTATTCTTTAGAGTAGTATACGACGGAACAATCTGCTTAAGGGGTCCTTTCTTACTCTTCTTAATGGACAAGTAGTCTCTAGGAGGCTCGATTCCGTTTGTGGCATTTGACACAACGGAACTGCTCTCCGAAGGCATCTGTGCGGACAGTGTTGAGTTCCTGAGACCGTGCTCCAGGATATCTGCCCGAAGACCTTCCCAATCTTGTCGTAACTCATTTTGACAAATGGCGTCTACATCCTTCTTATATGTATCAATTGGGAGAATTCCGGCAGCATACTTAGTCTTATCGAAAGCAGTACACTTACCCTTCTCCTTAGCAAGGTTGTTGGAAGCACGTAGCAACCAATATTGGAATGATTCACTAAGATCATGTACCATTCTCCAAGCACCTCTAGTATCCCAACGGGCATCACAACGTGCCAAGAAATGTGCTAGACCAATATAACCAATACCAAGGGATCTACGTGCCTTGGTGCTGTCCTCAGCTGCCTGAATGGGATACTTTTGATAATCAATAAGTTCATCCAGACCACGTACAGCAAGATCACAAAGAGGTTCAAGTTCCAGAGTGTCACGAATCCTACCAACGTTAATAGCAGATAGAATACACAAAGCAATCTCACCTTCTCCATCAATATGCTGAAGAGGATCTGTGGGAAGAGTGATCTCCTGACACAGATTGGACATGTAAACCTTATCTTGGAAGGAAGAGTGCTCATTACAGTGGTCGATATTCATGATGTAAATACGACCAGTCTCTGCTCTCTCCTTTAGAATATCCATGATGAGTGTTTGAGCCCCTACTTTCTTCTTAGGAATGTCTGGGTTGTTCTCAGCAGCCACATATAGTTCATCAAACTCAGGCAAGCCAAAAGCATCATAAACGTCCGGCACATCATGGGGAGAGAAGAGAGTAATCTCAGCATCTTGGATGAATCTCTCATAGAATAGCTTGCTAAACTGAATGGAGTAATCCAACTTACGGACTCGGTTATCTTCCGTCCCTTTATTGTTCTTAAGTACAATAATATCCTCTATTTCTTGGTGCCAGATAGGAAAGTGGACAGTAGCTGACCCACCTCGGATCCCGTTTTGTGTACAGCATCTGACAGTTGACTCAAACTTTTTGAGGAAGGGGATAACACCTGTGTGTTGAACCTCGCCGCCTCGGATTTTACTGTTGACACCACGGATTCTGCCTGCGTTGATACCGATGCCCGCCCTTTGTGCAACGTATCTGCCAATAGCCATATCACTAGTAAAGATACTATCGAGGGTGTCATCGCTATCAACAAGGACACAGCTAGCAAATTGTCGAAGTGGAGTTCTAACCCCCGCCATGA